CCAAACGCAGTTTACTTGTTAGAAATAAACAGAACTTTCATTGCATACGAAACTGCTAAATGGGCTAAGAGACAAATTATTACACAAACTGCTCCATTCTTTATTGGATTTAGTTTTGACGAAGCTAAGTTTGAAAGACTAGCAGGATTTGTTGTTGATGCTGTTACTATTGATTTAAGAAAAGGTGGCAACGTAAATATTCGCAGAGTTGCGCAAGCAATGAAAGATAATGATGGTACTGATTGGTTTGATACTGGATCAGAAACACAAAACGTTGCGGCTCTTAATTTTGTTATTGACTTAGTTGAAGATGTTATCACTAGTGCAACACCTCCTGCAGACTACCAAGACTTAGATGGAGTTGCGGCAGGCGATAGGTATCTTCAAATTAAAGATTCTACAAAAACACCAGAAGCAGGAGTATTAGCAAATATTACATCGGCGATTGGAATAGTTACTAACTCAATTACACTTGGTGGAGGATATACATTACCTACACAAGTAAAATCACATGCTGTAATTTTTGTTAAAACAGGAACATATGCAGAAGTACTTCCAATTAGAGTACCTGCATTAACTGCAATTGTTGGAGACGAATTACGTTCAACTAGAGTTGAACCAGCAGGTTCAGTAACAGCCGCTGGCGATGCAACATATAGTTTAGCAGGTGTGCTACATATGAAGAGTATACTTAGTGATATTGTTGAAGGTACAACTGTTACTCCTCAAACAGGTAACGCAGTTTCTCAAAATGATAGCAATCCGCTTAGTACTTCAGCAGTAGGAACTATATTGTCAGATTTAGCACAAGAGCTATATGACAAAATTGATTATGAGATTAATGGTGCAAGTGGTGATTCATCTGCTCCTGCGTTTAGAGGAAGAAACGAAAGAGTTGACGATCAAGATAAATTTGCGGCAGCTAGATTATTAATGCTTAATAAAGATTTTATTGCACGTGATGTAACAAAATATATTGAAGTAAACTATCCAGCATATTCTTTTGATACTGTAGCTTGTGAAAAGGATGTAAAGCATTATATTGATGCATTTATTTACGATTTAATTCACGGTGTAAGTGAAGGTAGCAACTATGCTACACTAATGGCAGGATTATTTTATGGCAATAGTGTAAACGGTTCTACTTTAGAAAATATGTACTTACTAAGAGATGGTACAGGTATTAGAAACCAAACACTAGGTGGACTAAATGGCACATTGAGTGCGGCAAATGCATACGGATCTAAGCGTCCAAGTGCAGGCGCTTATACTTCACTTGATCCAGGTTGGGGACCAGATGATGATCGTGTATGGATTACAACACGTTCACCATATGTACAAGGTGTTACTAACTTTGGAACAGCATGTATTGGTATTAAAGTTGACGGTAATTTGCACAACGGTGGTAATGATTCTATTGTTGCTAACGATTATACACAAGTACTAAGTGATGGTATTGGTGCATGGGTTACTAACTTAGGTCGTGCAGAACTTGTATCAGTATTCTGTTATTATAATCATATTGGTTATCTAGCAGAGAATGGCGGCAAGATTCGTGGAACAAACGGCAACTGTTCGTATGGTGACAAAGGCGCAGTATCAGAGTTTATTGACGTAACTGAAATTCCAACAACTGGCGGAGTTAATAATAGAAAACTTGAAGCACAAATTGGTCGAGCGTTAACTGACGGTAGTAAGATTATCCATTTTGAGTATACAAACGCAGGTAATAATTATACATCTGCAACTTATCAAATTAGCGGTAATGGATACGGTGCAGTAGTTGCTAGTTCTAATGTAGTTAATGGCGGCATCTTTGAAGTTAGAGGCCGTAACCCAGACGACGGATCAACATATAACGTAAGTGATGTTAATAACGACGGATTGTTAAATGACGTTGATTCACTTGGCGGTAGAGGTTATGAAACTAGCTCAAACACAGCGCAGGCAGGCGGCCTAACTACTATTACTTTGTCAAACACTGAAACAGCAAATAACACCAAATACATTGGTATGAGAATTGTTATTACAGCTGGAGTTGGTTCTGGACAATACGGTGTTATTACATCATATAACTCAGGTACTAAAGTTGCTAACATTGTTAAAGATTCAGACGGTACACCAGGATGGGATACTTGGCATCCAACAAATGCAATTGCTTCAACATTAGATGCTACAACAGCATACACTATTGAACCAAGAGTAGTAGTAATTGGCGGTGGCGGCACTGGAGCACAAGTTAGAGCACAAGTTGCAGATAATAGAATCTCACAGTTCTATATTGTAAATCCAGGAAGCGGATATAGTTCATCAGACCCAACGTTAAAGTTGACAATTACTGATCCTAATGAAACTTCTGAAGCACCATATGAAATTAGAGTAGGTAACGGTGTATTAGCACAACCTACATGGACTGAACGAGGAATTGATTTTGAAACAGCAGGCGCAACAGTTGACGGCGACGGTTATGGAGACATTTACCAATCAGCTAACTTTATGAATGTGTATGGTTTAACTGAGATTCCAACTGAAGGTGCAAACTTACAAATTGAAGGCGATAGTAGATACTTTAAAGTTGTATTTGTTAGAGAACTTTTAGGTAACCCAGGAAACTATACTGCAAACCTACAAGTAAGTCCAGACTTAGGAGTTGAACTTGCTCCAGAGCATGGCACTAACATTACAATTAGAAGAAGATACTCTCAAGTACGTCTAACAGGACATGATTTCTTAGATATTGGTACAGGTAACATATCAAGTACTAACTATCCAGGAACACCAGTTTATGCAAATGATCCAAAAGACGAAGTTACAGAACAAGGCGGCGGACGAGTGTTCTACACAAGTACAGACCAAGATGGTAACTTCCGAGTTGGACGTTTGTTTAACGTTGAACAGTCAACAGGATCTGCAAGTTTGAATACCAGTGCATTCAGTTTAGCAGGTCTACAAGAATTGTCACTAGGAGCAGTAGGCTTAGGACAGGGCGGAGCAGTTATTAATGAATTTAGTACAGATGGTACATTTAGTGCTAATTCAGATAATGTTGTTCCAACACAAAGAGCAATTATTACATACATCAATGCACAAATTGGTGGAGGAAGTAGTTCTCTGAACGTTAACGCGGTTACAGCAGGTAAAATAAATATTACAGGTAATACAATAAGTACAACTGATAATAGTCCAATCACTGTAACTACCGGGATGAATTTCAATGGTGGAATAAGTGGTAGCCCAGTTGCATTAGCGTACTACTTGACAAGTAAAACTTAATGGCTAAATACTAACGATAGGAGTAATATAAAATGGCATCAGGAATTTTAGGAATTAGTGATCTTACAGCAAATACGGATACAACAACGTATACTGTTCCTGCCGATACTTATAGCGTTGTGACTGTTTCTTTTTGTAATAGAAGTTCAAGCACAGTTCAAATAAGATTAGCAGTAGCAACCAGTGCAACACCAGGTGGCGGTGAGTATCTAGAATATGATACATCAATCGGACCAAACGGCGTTCTTGAAAGAACAGGTATTGTATTGGACACAGGCAAATTGCTTGTTACAAGATCATCCGGCGCTAACTGCAATGCAGTAGTAATGGGAATTGAAACAGCCGTACCAGCGGCGTAAGGAAGGTATAAGAAGATGGGTAGAAGAATTTCAGTAGGTTCACCAGGTCTAACAATTCCTTTCGGAACTACGGCACAGAGAACACAAGATGCAGGAGCAGGTTCAATCCGTTTCAATACTGAGTTGAATAACTTAGAATTGTATAACGGTACAGCATGGCTTCCAGTAGGTGTTCTTAACGCTACTACAGTTACAACAGCGTATAACGCGGCATCAGGACAACAATTGTTCTGTGATACCAACGGCGGACCATTTACGATTACGTTACCAGGATCACCGGCAGTAGGCGATGTTGTTAGATTTTTTGATTTAAGAAAAACATTTGACAGCAATGCACTAACACTTGGTAGAAACGGAAAATTAATTCAAGGTGATGCGGCTGATTTGACTGTAAACTCCGAAGGAGCGGCATTTGAAGTGGTATTTTCAGGCGACACATACGGCTGGCGTATTTACACTGTATAAGACTTAAGAGGAACAACATAAATGGCAAGTTATGCAAGTTACAAAAAGATAACATCAGAAGGAATTCCAGCTGGAGTTATTACAAGGGACAAGTTAGCTCCCGGTGCAGGGGCTTGTCGAAAAGTTCAATGGATCTATAACGAACGTGGCATGCGTTGCCACCAGTGTGCTAGAGAAAGTGGATGTTGTGAGCAAGCAAACGGAAAATGCTGTTATTGGTGTGTTCCAAATAATGTTTATAAAGTAACCTTTGAAATTTGGTCCGGTGGCGGCGGAGGCCCAGGACATACTTGTTGTAATAACTGTTCGTTTGCTATTGGTGGCTTCGGCGGAAACTACGCAATTAAAACAATTGACACTAATCCAGGATGCCAATATAGTGTCTGTGCAGGTGGTAGTTGGCCTTGTGGCAAATCACACACATGTACAGCAGGTATGGGTTGTAAATCATATGTTAACGGACATAATTTAAGTAATTTTTGTACAGACGGCGGCTGTGGCGGCTGGATGTGTAATGGCGATGCTTGGGGTCAGCGACATGCTGTAACAAGTTGTGGTAACTGTAACATTTGCGGAATTTTTGGATCAGACTTTGGATTTACCGGTACTGCTGGTATTAAAGCAGGTACTACTACTTGTAGATGTCATGGACAAACAAGTTGGTCAGGTGCTGCCGCAGGTATTGGAATGCACGTAGCAACAGCAACTAACGAAGCATGGTGTGCTTGCGGATGTCATATTAATTGGCCTGCAGGTGGCGGAACTCCTGGAACATCTAGTTATTGTGATAACTGGGCAAAATGTTGTGCAGGTGGATCAGGCCAAGGCGGATCAGGAATTGTAAAGATTACTTATGTGTAAGGAAAAAGAATAATGGCTACATACGCAAGTTATAAAACACTAACAACAGACAACTTCCAAGATAATAGTGTCGGCGCAGAAAAATTAGGTCCAGGAGCAGGAAATAAGTACCATACTTTTTGGGTATTTAACGAACGCGGCATGGCATGCCAACACTGTGCTGATGCCGGTGATTGTTGCGAACAAGCAAATGGTAAATGTTGCTATTGGTCTGTACCTTCGGGCGCATCAAAAGTAGTATTTGAAATTTGGTCAGGTGGTGGCGCAGGTGCTGGTAGCACATGCTGTAACTATTGTATGCATTCAGCAGGTGGCTCAGGCGGCAACTATGCTGTAAGATCAATTAGTACATGCCCTGGATGTCAGTACACAATTTGTGCTGGAGGAACATGGCCGTGTTCTAAGTCACATACTTGTACGGCTGGCATGGGTTGTAAATCATATGTTAACGGACATAATTTAAGTAACTTTTGTACAACAGGTGGTTGTCCGGGCTGGATGTGTAATGGAGATGCTTGGGGTCCACGTCATACACAAACATGTGCTAACTGTAACGTTTGTGGTATATTTGGAGCAGATTTTGGAATTATGGGATCAACAGGAGTGTCAGGCGGACATGGCGGATGTCAGTGTAAATCAGGCGACTGGGGACAAACAGGTGTTGCTCCATTTGTAGGAAAAATGTTTGCAGGATCAAACGCAGAAGCATGGTGTAATTGTGCATGTTATACTAACTGGCCAGCAGGCGGTGGCCAAACAGCTCAATCTAGTTATTGCGGTAACTGGGCAAAATGTTGTGCCGGTGGAAATATGGGCGGATCGGGCTTAGTAAGAGTAACATATGCATAAGGAAAGAAATTAATGGCTACATACGCAAGTTATAAAAAAGTTAATACAGACAGTATTGTTAATAGTGCAGTGCAAAACTCAGATATTGCTCACGGAAACGGCAATAACATGGGAGTGCAGTGGATATACAATGAGCGCGGAATGGCATGCCATAGTTGTGCTAGACAAAGTGGATGTTGTGAGCAAGCAAACGGCAAATGTTGTTATTGGTGCGTTCCAGACGGAGCATCAACTGTAACATTTGAAATTTGGTCAGGCGGCGGTGGCGGCCCAGGTAGCACATGCTGTAACTATTGTATGTTTACAATCGGCGGCGCCGGAGGCAATTACGCTTCTAAAACAGTAAGTACAAGTCCAGGATGTCAGTACACAGTATGTGCGGGCGGTAGTTGGCCTTGTGGTAAATCACATACTTGTACAGCAGGTATGGGATGTAAGTCATATGTTAACGGACACAATTTAAGTAATTTTTGTACAACAGGTGGTTGCGGAGGATGGATGTGTAATGGAGATGCTTGGGGACCAAGACACTCACATACATGTTCTAACTGTAACGTTTGTGGTATATTTGGAGCAGACTTTGGAATGATGGGTACATCAGGAACAGAACCAGGACATGGTTACTGTCACTGTGTGTACACTTATTCATTCTCAGGATCAGCACCTTTATTTGGTAAAATGCAAGTAGGTGTAACTAATGAAGCATGGTGCTCATGTGGTTGTCACATTGACTGGCCAGCAGGCGGCGGACAAGCTGGTGTAAGCTCGTACTGTAATAACTGGGCAAAATGTTGTGCAGGTGGATCAGGCCAAGGCGGATCAGGTGTTGTTAGAATAACATTTATGTAAAACAATGATAAATACTTTTAGGAGTTATATAAAATGAGAACAATTAGAAAAGAATTTACATACCCAGTGTGGGACGAATGGAGAAAGAATAGTTTTACACAAGGTAAGACCGGAACGTTTACATATGTCGGTCCTGAATTCTTAACTTTCGAAGTTAATAATGATACATCATCAGAGGATTACGGTAAAGAATCAGGATGGTGCTTATGGTTAAAAAGAGACTTAGAAAGACCATCGGCCCAAGACATTACAAGAGTAACAGTTGATTGCAAAGAAAATCCACTATTGTGTGAAATTGGTAATGATTGTGGACGTGAAGACTTAATTGAGTTTAGACGTGCAAGAGAGTGGGAAGTATTATGGGACGCACCAGATGGATTTCCTGATGTAGAACATACATTAGAGTTAGAGCCACGTGATGTGTATAACGATGCTGACATTACATATAACTTTGAAACAGAAACATTTAATCTTGGTGTAAGAGATTGGGCCGCAACAGGTTCTAAGATGGACCTAACATGGCAACAAGTTAGAGACTTACGTGATCAAATGTTACATGAAACAGATGCTAAAGTAGGTCAAACAGACGCACCAGAATCAATTCAAACTGCATGGTTAGATTTTAGACAAAAATTGCGTGATCTTCCTGCATTACTTCAAGGTAGAGGATTTGAACCTTGGCAAGCAGTTATGATGTTTCCTAATATGCCTAAGGATATGAGAGATCCGGAAGAAGCATCTGATCCTAATGATCCATACAGAGATGGCGCATATGCTATTGATGTTAAAGTAGCGGCACAAAAAGTAGCTGGCAAAAAATAATAATTAATAAAATTTAAAAATAAAAACCCTTGCAATGCAGGGGTTTTTTTATGCCACATCCGCCATTCATAATTTGTTTGTAAAGTAAATATTTCTATACAATAGGAGTAATACTTTGTCACGAAAAAAAGCATATTTTATGAACGGTGGTGCAGGTAGAGTTGTTTGTTCAATTCCTGCATTTGAAAAACTATACGAAGAAGATCAAGACTTTATTATTGTTTGTGAAGGAGGAATGGACTTTTATAAAGGACATCCACATCTACACGAACTAGCGTATGACCATTGGCATAAAAATTTATTTAGAGACTATATCAAAGATAGAGATTGTATTACACCTGAACCATACAGAGTATGGGAATATTATAATCAAAAATGTAGTTTAGCACAAGCATTTGATATTGCAATTAATAATAAAGGATTGCGAGAAGTAGGCGATCCAAAAATTTATATGAATAAACACGAACTAGTTCAAGGATATAAAGTAGTTGAAGAAGTAAAGGCTGTTACAGGAAAAGACAAAGTAGTAGTGTTTCAGCCCTTTGGCCGCACAGCAGAAAATATGGGAGACTTTATTGTTGACGGAACATCAAGAAGTTTTCACTTAAATGACGTAGTTAGAATTGTTAAAGAATTACGTGAAGATTATGCTGTAATTATAATGAGTGAATTTCCTATTAAAATTGAAGAGAATCCAACTGTACCTATTGCTGTTCCACAAATTCCAGATGTAAGAGTTTGGTCAAGTATTATTCAAATTGCTGATCATTTTATTGGTTGTGATAGTTTAGGACAACATATGGCAAAGGCATTAGGTACAACATGCACCAGTGTTATTGGAAGTACATATCCTATTAATATTTCATATCCAAATTCGCCAGATTTTGATATTATTGATCTAGGTGAAGGAAAACGTAAGTTTAGTCCTATTAGACTTACAATGGAAGAGGAAATTGAACGATTTAATGATGAAGTTATGGAACTAGACGACGATAACTTTAAAGCAATTATTACTAGTGTACGCAAACGATTAGGTAAACCGAGAAGTTATTCAGGAGATTATATTCCACAAGAACAAGGAGATGTGTGTCCAACTCATGGAGTAGTACACTCTAATAAACAACCAGCTCAAATTTTAGGAAGGACTGGCCAGTAATGTCAGATAGTCCAAGCAGATTAGATAAATCTTCCCCAGAAGCGTTTCTTAATGATTTGTTTGATAGTAGCTTTCGTCCGCAAATCGCTGCCGCACAGACTTTAGAAACATGGGTAATTACAGGTAATCATTATCCTACTTGGAAAAAGTTTTTACCGTTATTTGAAGAAGGTGTATACGACAACAGTCATAAAGATTATGGTAACGGATATTTACACTATAAAACAGATATGGCGTATCCAATTGATTTAGATCCAACATTGGACTTTCATAGATTTATTAAAATTTGTTGTGCAGAATTACCTATTAAAGTTAACAAATTTAAAAAGGCGTGGGGAGTAGATTATGCACCCGGAGCATACAGTGGATTACATTGTCACACTCCAGGCAAGCAATTAACAGCAGTTTTGTTTTTAACAAATACTCAAACTAGCCAAGAATACCCGTTAGCAGGATCTTTAACTACACTACAACCTTTAGAATATTCAACTAATTACTTACAACACGTACCAAAAGCAGGTGATTGTGTTATTATGGATGGCAGAGTATATCACGGGACTTATCCTACGTTAAATCAACGCAAAGTATTCGTATGCGATTTTGACTATGAGACATCAATATGTTAGAAGAGTTATATCAAGGCAATAAAGACTTTTGGTTTTTAAGTTCACAAGGACAAATTGCAGACTATTGGATTAAAAAATCTAAGTTTGCAAACTATGAAAAGTTTTTACCTTTATTTGATGACAACTTAGGTTTGCAAGAACATACAGACCACGGCGGCGCAATACTACGTTACAATCCAGAAATGAAATATGCATACCAAGTCGATTCGCAACAAGAATATATTAATTTTATAAAGCAAACACTTGCTCCATATAGATTTAAAAGTATTGAATTTGAAAAATGTTGGTGGATACGTTATCCTGAAGGTACGTATAGCGGAATGCACACACATTTACCATTAAGAAAATTAACTAGTGTAATGTTTTTGAACACTATAGATTTACATGACGATAAACCTTTAGCAGGTAAACTAAAATGTATTACGCAAAATCCAGTAACTGGAGAATTAGTAAGCGATCTTGTAAAGTGTATTGCTGGAGATGTTATTATTATGGACGGCAAGGTATTTCACGGAGTATATCCTACCTTACAAGAACGTAAAGCGTTTGTTTGTGACTTTATTTACGAAGTAGAGTTTGATTAATGCATACAGTATATTGGTCACCAGTTATAAATGTACCAGATAACCAAGAATTTGTATCTGAATTAAAGTACTACGAACCTAATACAGTATATAAAGACTTAAATGCTAGAGAATTTTTTGGTTTAGGCGCAAGTTTATGTCCTGCAATTGTTGACGAAACTAAAAATACTTTTACTGCAAAAAGTCCTATTGATTTTCATATTAAATTAGATTATGAAAGACAAGAGTTAGTTTCTAAGTATGATGTTGAACCTAACTTTTTAATGAATTATATTGGACAGCCAAATCCTGAAGGTGTTTATCAATTAGATCATCCTTGTTTTCTATTTTTTAGTGAAAAACCGTTAACAATGACACAGCTTCCTCCATATTATAGCGAAAGTCAGTTTTCAAGAGACACAATGGGTATAGCAGGTACATATAATATAGCAAGTTGGATTAGACCAGTACGTCCTGCATTTAAATTTAAAAAAAATGTTAGAGAACTTGACATAAAACAAGGAGATACGTTGTGTTACTTTAAATTTAACACAACAGAGAAAGTTAGATTAGTTAGATTTGATAGTGCTAAATTATTTGAATCTAAAACCGGGCCTGTAATGCAGTGTTTAGGATTTAAAAATCTTAAAGCAAAGAGATTTTTGCCAACACCGTTAGCAGAATGTTATGAAGCATTTGAAAATGCAAGATATAGAAGTAAAGTTTTAAAACTTATAAAGGAAAATAAAGTATGACACAGTGGATTGGAGCAATTACAAGAGGTCACAACGGTGGCGCAGTTTTATTAAAAGACGGTGAAATTGTTTTTGCTATCGAAGAAGAAAGATTAACACGTAAAAAATACGATGGCGGCCCACTAGCCGCAATGACTAAGTTTTTAGATTACACTGATAAATTAGATTATCTAGTCGTTGCTCATACACAACCGTTAGAAGAATCAAGTAGAATTGACTTTAGCGGTGGAGACATGTATACTGGTCTTGCAAGAAAGTTAGGACTTATTGATAGATCAGATAATGCATATACTCCTGACGGACATCATAATCATAGACAAGTAATTGATATGAGTTATGTACATCATAAACTACATGCGGCATGTGCATTTTATAGAAGTGGGTTTGAATCAGCAGTTGCAGTAGTAGTTGACGGTGCCGGCACCTTTATTCCTATGAATATTTCTACGGGAACATTTAATGATGAGTTTATGACTTGGGAATGTGAAAGTATTTTTAATTGTTCTTATCCTGATGCTATTAAAACATTATATAAACATCAGGGCGGAAACGGTCCTTATCCTGGAACTAGGGTTCAATATATTCCTTCAGAAAGAGAAGGGGAAGAAGGATTCCATGAACTTGTGCTAGATGATAGTGCAGGTATTACAAAGGCCTACGAAGCAGTAACACAGTATTGTGGATTTCAGCCAATTGAAGCTGGCAAAACAATGGGTCTTGCTCCTTATGGCAAACCTAATGATAAGATTCCTCCAATTTATACAGATGGAAATGGCGGCAAATGGCGTACTAGTGATAGAAGTGTAATTATTCCTACATATCCTAATGCGGCTGTAGTAAATGAAGGAAAATATGAATATCTTGAAACTTCTCAAGACGTAGTTAACAGTAGAGTTGATCTTACAACATTAGAAAACCGTAGAGATATGGCATATGCTGTACAAGAAGGTTCACAGCAAGAAGTTTTAAATCTTATTTTTAAGGCAGTTGAAATGAGCGGTAACAAAAATGTTGTACTAAGTGGTGGCTATGCACTTAATTGTGTTGCTAATTATTGGTATCTTGACAAATTAAATAAAGAAGGTATTAATTTATATGTAGAGCCTGTTAGTAGTGATGCTGGAACAGCAATTGGTGCCGCATTATTAGTTTATCATCAAACTACTAAAGATAAAAAAGTACGTCCGTATACAGAAACAATTTATGAAGGATTTCCTTATTGTCATTCAGATAAAGAAATTGAAGAAGTTGCAAACAAATACGGTGCTGTAGTTGTTGACGCTGACAATAAAAAAGTAGTTGAGTTAATTAGAGACAGAAAAATTGTTACAATGTTCCAAGGACGATCAGAAAATGGTCCAAGAGCACTCGGTAACAGAAGTATTCTATATGATCCAACAGACCTAAATGGAAAAGATCATGTAAATCGCATTAAGCGTCGCGAATATTTCCGCCCATTTGCAGGAACTATTCTTGCTGAACATGCACATGAATGGTTTGATATGCGCGGTTTGGAACAGTCGCCTCATATGATGTATGCAATGAATTGCCAACCCGGTGTTGCTGAAAAAATTCCAAGTATTATTCACGTTGACGGAACTTGTCGTATTCAAACAGTGACTCAAGAACAAAATAAACATTATTATGAAATAATTAAAGAATTTTACGAACAAACAGGTGTGCCAATTATCTTTAATACTAGCTTTAACTTAGGAGGCGAGCCTTTAGTTGAAACATTAGACGATGCAGTACGCACACTTTATAGTAGCGAAATGGAATATTGTTATTTGCCTGAATATGGTAAATTAATTGAAATGAAAAACTGATGCATGTTAATTTATTTTCTATACCAGTTTATAAAACATCTCTTTCTAACCATGATGCTATTCGAGAAGATTTTAAAGACGTACTCGAAGATGATTCTCACTTTTTTAAAATTCCAACTTGGTATAGTAATGTAGATACTACTTTTGGTAATAGAGAAGCAGATAAATTACCATGGCAAAAGTTTATACAATCAGCAGTTATTGGATTAAATGATTATATTGAAATCTTTAATCTAGATCTACCAAAAGAATACAGAGTAGAGTGCTGGTTGAATAGATATTCTTCAAATCAATATCAGGAAATTCATAATCATGCTGGAGAAAGTGTTATTAGTTGTGCATACATGATGTACACTCCGCCAGATAGCGGAAATTTTGTATTTTATAAGAATCAATACGATTATTTTCACCAAGCTGGACTTCCTAGGCTAAGTTCAGAACCTTTTAAATTTAATAATAGGGTAACTCCTCCCTTAAAAGAGGGAGAAATTATCTATTTTCCTAGTAACTTAGAACATTACGTTTCGGAAAACAAATCTAACAAAGTTCGTGCTACAATTAGTGCAAACTTTATTATAAAAGAAAAATTAATCGGAGACGATCATGGATAAAAAAATTATCGACGAAGAAAAAATTTTTGCTATCAATCCAAATTATGATGCACAGCTAGTTCATTACGGTGACGTAAAAGTATTAATAGTAGACGACTTCTATGAAAATCCATATGATGTTAGACAGCTTGCTTTAGATATACCTGCATCTACAAATAGACGTATACGTGGCAATAATCCAGCACATCGTATTAATGCGTTTTATGAATTATCTAGTATGTCATGGATATATGATCAATTAGCAAGACAGTATTTTCCAGAAGTAATGACTGCTTATCCTCCACAATATATGGAGCATAGTTTTATGAATGCAACATTTATGGTAAATGTTATGCAAACTAACAATTTACCTCCTGTTTGTCCTCATATGGATAATACTAGTGGAATGAATCTTGCATCTACAATCTATTTAAACACAGCAAATGAGTGTAATGGCGGAACAAGTTTTTATTCTTTTGGGGGGAAAACATATTATGACGACCCTAGTGTAACACACACATTAGATGTACAAGGAAAAATTCCAGTAACTCGTTATATTTCAGATAGTATTGGCGACTGGAAGCTGTTAGGCATTGCACAAATGAAATTTAATAGAATGGTATTGTACAATCAGGCAGTTTTGCATAGTGCGTATGTAAAACCGCAGATGTTTACTAATGATTTATATAGATTAAATCAACAATTTTTTATTTAGGAGAGACTATGGAAGGTAATTTTGATGGAATCGAAGAATATCCAAACGCTTTTCCAATTGACTGGTGTAGACAAGTAATTAAACGATTCGAAGAAATGTCTTCAAAGCAAATAACTACTTTACAAAGTAGTATAAAGAATCAAGATGAACGCATATACATGGATTGGGCTAATCATAATTCGATGTATCATGCTGATGAAGATTTATGCTTGTTCTTTTATACACAATTAAATAAAATATATGAAGAAAAGTATAGAAAAAAATATGAAAGTTTAGGTCATGTTATGCAACATAGTCCTAAAGGGATGAGTGTTCAAAAAACTAAACCTCATCAAGGTTATCATATGTGGCATTGTGAAAATGCTGATATTAGTACAGGTTCGAGAGTGCTTGCATATACCGTTTACTTAAATGCTGTAGAAGAAGGCGGTGAAACTGAATTCTTATACCAAGGAGTTAAATGTAAACCTGAGCCTGGAAAACTTTGTATTTTTCCTACATCGTTTACGCATCCACATCGAGGTAATCCTATCTACAAAGGTGTTAAGTATATTATAACAGGTTGGTACACATTCGACCAATAGGATAAAAATGAAAATAGCAGTAGTAGGTGGCGGCACAGCAGGATTTGTAGCTGCCTTAACATTAAAAACTAGTTTTCCTTCTTACGTTGTTGATGTAATACGTTCAACAAAGATAGGAACAATCGGTGTTGGCGAAGGTTCTACCGAACACTGGACTGCATTTATGGAACATGTTGGCATATCAGCAGGAGAAATGCTTAAAGAAGTTGACGGAACATTTAAAACAGGTATCATGTTTGAAGATTGGGGAGAAAAACCTTACCTTCAAAATGTACACGAACCTTTTGTACCTAAACATTTAGGAATGCCAATGGCATATGCTAAACTTATTGGTGAAAATGTTGATCCTCGCGACTTAACAGGTGATTACCTTTGGCGTAATCATACTCCATTCAGTAAATTTATTGAAGAACGTCCTAACGATACCGGAGTTAGTCAATACCATTTTAATACTAGTAAACTTAATAACTATCTCACTAATTTTGCATTAAACAAAGGATGCCAAATCATTGATGATGAAATTATAAAAGTAAATGTTATCGAAAACAATCAGATTGACACAATTGAAGGCGAAAAACAGACATACGACTATGACTTTTACATTGATTGTACAGGATTTAGAAGATTGCTTATAGAGCCTGTGGGCGGTAAGTGGCAAAGTTACAGCAAATATCTAAAAATGAAAGAAGCAATAGTTTTTCCAACAGAATATACTAATGCTATTGATCCGCGCGGCGACGAAATACCTATTTGGACTTTGGCAAAAGCAATGAATGCAGGCTGGATGTTTCGCATACCGGTTTGGGACCGTAAAGGCAACGGTTATATTTTTGATAGTGATTTTATTACAGCCGAAGAAGCACAAGAAGAAGTTGAAAAATATTTAGGACATGGTATCGATGTAGCAAAACATATTAAGTTTGAAGCAGGAGCAATTGATAAACCTTGGATTGGCAATGTATGTGCAATAGGCCTTAGTGCAAACTTTGTAGAACCTTTAGAAGCCAGTAGTATTGGAACTAGTATTAATCAAAGTATGTTATTAGCACAGCGTATCGTCAATTACAATAATCAAACAATTAATAGATATAATGTAGAAGTAAACGCAATAATGGAAAATATTAGAGACTTTATTGCACTACATTATATTACACCAAGACGTGATACTCCTTTTTGGAGAGCTGTTGCAGAAACTCCTTTACCTTCTACCCTTGAAGAAAATTTAAAAATGTGGAAATACAGAATGCCCATTGAAGATGATTTAACTTCTCATACAAAAAAAATTCTGTTTAATGAATATAATTTTGCAATTGTAATGCATGGATTAGGGTTATTTGATACTAATAGTATTTTAAAACAATACAATACATTACCACCTGACGCACAAGAATTTGTTAATCGTCAATGCCAGCAAAAAATTCAATTTGATCAAATTAAATCTATTCCGCATAAGATAATGTTAGACTTATTGCGGAGATTAGTATGAGAATATTTGCGTTCGGGTGTAGTCTAACCCAATACTTTTATCCAACCTGGGCAGATATTCTAATTCATCAATATAAATCTAAAGGTTATCAAGGAAGTAACTGGGCTAGAAGTGGAGCGGGCAATCAATATATTAATATGAGATTGTGGGAAGCAAACACTGTTCATAAATTTAATAAAGATGATATTATATTATTACAGTGGAGCAGTATGTTTCGTGAAGATAGATATCATATGGGTCATGGTTGGTGGACACCAGGTAACTTTAGCGGGTTAACTTTAGATAACGAAGGCATGGTGCTTAATAATTTTTATTACAAAACTAAATGGCAATGGGCTGATATGATTCATTGTGTTATGCGAGACTGTGCTACTATAAGTTCAACACATAAAGCATTGTCTAGTATTGGGTGTAAAGTAGTATCAACAGCATTTAGAGAACCAGTAGAAGGTTGGGAAGAACTATCGCCTGAGTTTAATAAAACTAATTCTAAATTAGAGTTAGAGGATGTTAGGGCAGTACTAGAATCATATAAAGACGACATACAAACATCTTGCCCACCAATACTAAATGCATTAAACTTTGGAACTGATCAAGCATTTGCAGATACCAGACCTAAGAGTGTTCCTGATAGAACAGCAGACTCGCAACATATGCTACTGCCAGAACTTCATCCTTTAACACACGAAGCCGCAGAGTTTGTTGACACACATGTTGAATCACTTACTTCCGAGACAAAAGAATTTGTAGATTTTTGGAAACAACAGTATATAGATAAAGATCTTATCTACTTAGAAGATTTAAAATGGTTTAATTCTGATAAGATAGGTTGGTCAGATGATAGATGGAGACCTTAATAAATGAGTACACCGGTAATTGGATTAGACCGAGACGGAACTATCAACGAAGATATTGGTACATATGTAACTAAACCTGAACAATTTAAACCTATTCCAGGAAGTTTAGAAGCAATAAAAATGATTCGAGACAAAGGATATGATGTTGTTATTTTAACAAATCAAGCCGGCATTATGAAAGGTATTTGTGATGCAGTTGATGTTGATGTAGTGCATAACTATATGTTACAGTTATTAGGCGAAGTTGGTTGTAAAAATATTAATGGATTATATTATTCAACTACTAATTTAAAAGATGACATTTATGCAAAACCCAATATAGGAATGTTTAAACGTGCCGCTGCCGAAGTTGGAGTAGATTGGAAAAACGGTGTATACGTTGGTGACAAAATTACAGATCTTAAAGCCGCAGTTAAAGCTAAAGCTCGCCCAGTATTGTTGCGTACTGGACACGGAAAAGAAACCATTGAAAAATTAGATTCTTTTGCTAATAAAGACCTTAAAAAACAAACAGAAGTGTTTGATAATCTTTATCAATTTGCTCATAGCTTAGTTGATCTACGATAAAATTATAGTGCTACATATATTTTCAAAACGATAAATACAATATGGAGCATGTGAAATGAATAAAACATTAAACGGTCTATTCTCAAAAGGGCTAAACAACACTATTTTACTACCCCAGCAGAGTAGTTTTAGTTACAAAGGAAATTGGATTGGAGTTCATAACAACAGTGTAATGGACAAATGGCACGTTGGCGACTTTAGTAGCGCCATTTACCAAATCACTGTAGAATTTGATTCAAATGAAAAAGAAATTATGCAACTTTCTGTTGTTGCTAGACCCGATAGAGCAGTTGCATCTATCTTTGGGCGTTCTAGCATTAACCAAGAATTAGTAAGTATAAATGTAACTGTAGACGAAAGTATTTGTAAAGTCATGGTGTCTCCAACATCAAGAACATGGACAGGAGCGAAATTAATTTACCATGCAACTTATGCAAGGACAATACATCAACTTACTCCTCCTGCTATTGTCGCAGATGTATCCTCAGAGGAAGCATCTGGAATAAATACTTTTGATGCAACAACAACGTATTTTGATAATACAAATATAACATTTGATAAGGTGTAAGGAATGGCAAAATCAACAATTAATATAGGTACAGCGGCAAACGACGGTACTGGCGACAGTTTAAGATCTGGCGCAACTAAAGTTAATGCAAACATTGACGAAGTGTACGGCGCACTAGGCGACGGCACAAACTTAAAAGATATTGTAAACTCAAACTTAGAGCTTGATGTTCCTAACGACGACACAAAAATTAATAAAATTGCATTTCATGTTGCTACAACTAACCAACTAAACCAAGTTAGTCCTTCAACTTATCACGGTGCATTGATGCACAATCACCAAACTGGTACTGTACATGTTGCACACGCAGGAGCTTGGCATAAATTATTAATGGATACAAGTGGCGGAGCAATTACAAATTACACTAGTCCTTTAGCTTCAGTTGCATATATTGGTAATATTAATAGCTTAACTGATGTAGACACAGTCTCGCAACCACCACAAACTGGAAATGTTTTGAAATGGGATGGCGGCAAATGGGCACCAGGTACTGACGTTTCATCAGGTGGCGCTGGTCTAGATGCTGATACATTGGACGGGTTTGACAGTGCATACTTTACAAATTATAATAACTTAAACAATAAACCTACTATTCCTTCAGCACTAACTGATTTAGGTATCGAAGACGGTAGTGCCGAACAAGTATTAACTACTGATGGTGCAGGCGGATTTACATTTACAACAGTTAGTTCAGGTAGTGTACAAAATTTATTTGAAACTGTTGCGTCCGATGTTGGAAATACTACAGCAAATAGTGCTACAGATACACTTACTATTGCAGGCGGAACAAATATTGCAACTGCAATTGTAGGAGATACTTTAACAATTAATTATGTTGGCTCGCCAAATTCAGGTGAAGCAAACCAAAATGCATTTAGTAATGTACAAGCTGACACAGGTCTTGCTGAAGCAGATAACACTACAGATACACTTACTATTGCAGGCGGAACAAATATTACAACAACTGTATCTGGAGATACAGTTACAATTGATTATTCCGGAACTAATAGTCTAGATAGCTTAACTGATGTTGTAATTACAACACCGGCTAACGGTTCGGTTATGGCATACAACGGAACAAATTGGATTGATGTTCCCCAAACAATTGATAGAATGGCATACGGTGCTATTACAACTTTAACAGTTACAGCAGATAGTAGTAACGGATATAAATTTGATCAATATGGAGCAACAGAAGATCCAGTTATTTACGCATTGTCAGGATGTACTATTGCATTTGATCTAAATAATTCTTCATTAGCAAGTCATCCATTCCAAATTGAAACAAGTGGCGGCAGTGCATATGACACAGGATTAGTACATGTTGCAACTGATGGTACAGAATCAATAGGATCAGATGCACAAGGAAAAACAAGCGGAACATTATATTGGAAGATTCCGGCTAATATTAGCGGAAACTATGCATACCAATGTACAGTACATTCAGCTATGAGAGGAACAATTACAATTAAGCAATTGAGCGCAATTTAAGGTAAGTTATGGCAGTAATAAACGATAAATTTCAAGCACAGAATGGATTTGAAAGTCCAAACTTTAGTGTCGATAGCACTGGAAAAATAACAGCACCGGTCATTAACGTTCAAAGTATTTTGTTGAACGGGACACCATTTGTGGCATATGTGCCGCCAGAAGAAGTACCTGGTGGTGGAGATGACGACGGCCCTGTAATTACAAATGTGTTTGAGTCCTTAGCCGTAACAGGAGGAACTCTTAGAGTTTCGTATTTAGGTCAGCAAGCAATTAATGTAGTTAACGGTGTAATAAAAATTAACAGCGTAGGATTACTACCAGGATCAATTGATCATGTTGATATTGGTTATATTGAACCTGTACAGGTAAAAGCATATACTATTGATATGACAACAGCACCTGATAGTTCAGCAAGTAATATTAACTTTAATGGCGCAAAGTTAAATGGAGATTTGGATATTGTAGATAATGTTGTTTTAAGTAGACAACCTACACAATCAGGACACGCAACAAGTAAAGGATATGTAGACGCAACAGCAACAGCTCTTGCGGTAGCATTTGGAGCATAAAGAATGGCAAAGAAAAAGATTTATAATTACAAGTTTTATCCAGGATTGGGTCTAGACGACAACACCTATCCAAATGCATGGTCACTTTTAACACAGAATAAAGAATTTATTAAGGCCGAAGTTGCGGCATGGATCCAAGCACAAGTAGGACAGGGTGCTACAGGATTTGTTGGTTACACATATAATAAAGAAAAATGTGAAAGAGACACAGGATTTAACGTTGATGCTTACGCATTTGATTTAAGATATACTGGAAATTCTGAAACATATAGAATTGCAAATACATATTTTGAAAAAGAAGTTGCACAGGTTGACGGAGATAGAGTAGCAGAAGTTAAAGCAAAAGAATTTACACGTGATTTAATTATCAATCATGTGTTTAGTAATTCTCCACAATCAACACCGTATCAAGGCAATGTTGCACAAGTAATTGATTTATCAAAGACTGCCGAACCGGCAGC